ATGCCCCGCACTGGCCCGAACGCCGCTCGCGGCGCGCCGCCTAACACCCCGCCGCCGCCGGGCCGCGCGCGCATCGCGTTCCTGGCGCTAGCGGTGCTGTATGAGACGATGGATCTGGCGAAGCGCGGCCGGGTTGCCCCCTCTCCCGCGCTTCGGCTCGCGCTCGCAACGTTATACGTGCTCGGCGACAGGCGCGGTGAATGGTTCGACCGACAGCCCTATATCAGCTTCTGGCACGAGGCGACGCAACGGGACGCCGCCGGCGACGGGTGCAATGCTGGCGTTGAGGCATCCGCCCGGCAGACGATGATGTGGTCGGACATGCAGGGGATCGCGCGGGCCGTGGGGATCGAGCTTACGTCCGATGTGAGGATGGCGATGCGAAAGGCGTGGGAGCGGAGTGCATCGACCGCCGGCGATGCCTAGATTGGTGCGAGGAGAGACGTGATGGAAAAATTCGACGACAAGCTTGGGCCTGACTACGAATCGCGGATCGCGGCTGCGATGATCAAGCTCATCAGGAAGGAATCGAAGCGCAGCGACGGGACGTACGCGATGAACGTCGGCCGCGCGATCGACGGCATGGTGATGGGCATGTCGCTCATCCTCGCCCGGGCGAATGAGGCCGACACCCCGTTCAAGCGCAACGGGCTCGCCGGCTATATCCACAAGAAGCTGCTCCAAGGGCTTGAGGTGGCGAACGACGCGCGATCCGATCCCGAGTTCCCCAGATAGGCGCCCGCCTAATCGGTCACCGCCATAAGCTGCGACGGATAGGGCTGCGCCAGCGCGATCGCTTCGTCGAACGAACAGGTGAGCCACCGGCTCTCGTCATCCTCGTTGAGGATCACCGGCATCGCCTTCGGGTGGATCGGGGCGACCAGCGGGTTCGGCTCGCAGGTCAGGAAGGCAAACACGTCGCCTTTCTCGCTCGGCCGCCACACGCCGGCGAAACTGGCGATCGGACGGCTGGGCACGTTGAACCAATGGAGCGGCAATTTGCCATCCGCGCCGCGGACCTGCCCATATTCGCTGAAAGCCGTGAATGGCACCAGGCATCGCCGCTCCGGGTTCACCAGCGCGGAGCGCCAGAACGGCGAGGTGTAATTGCGGACGTTCGTCACCCGCTTCTCAAGCATGACGGGCTTGCCGGTCGCCTTGTCGATTCGCTTGCCCGGCACCTGGTGCGGGAAACCCCAGCTCATCGCGTGGGCGGCCCGGCCGTCGGCGCTCCCGGTCACCACCAGCGCGGCACGATCGGGGAATAACTCGGGCGGCGGGTAATTCTCATCCTCGGGGAATGGCAGTTCGATGCCGTAGCGCTCGGCAACCTCGCGCTGGCTCGCGGACATGCGATAGCGATTGCACATGCGCGGAGCGTCGCACGGATCGGGCAAAAAGCAAGCGCGCAAAAAAGAAACGCCACGTTACTTTTCCCATTGACGGGAATGTAACGCGGCGTTACTTTCTCTCTGTCAGACGGCGATGGTATGACGCCCCCGCCCGCTGACAGACCGAAAGGAAAGCGAATGCACTTCGCAATCCGGTTTCGGCTTTGGAGGATCGAGATCGTCCTAGTGTCGATCAAGATCACCTAGCCTTAACCCCCTCCCCTCGGCGGCCACCGGGGGGAGGGATAGGTCAAAAATAGAGGACAGGCGGCCGACATGCAAGGGAACGACCTAAGGGCGCTCCGCAAGAGCGCGAAGCTTACGCAGGGCGCGCTCGCCGACGCGATCGGCATGAGCCGTAAGACGGTCAACGAAATGGAGCTCGACAAGGCGCCGATCGAGAAGCGCACTGAACTGGCCGTGCGTTATGTGGTCGAGCATCCGGAGCGGTTCGATGGAACCTGAAAAGCCCAGCCGGACGCTAACGAAGCGAGCGTTTTGTTTTAGAGTCGATGAAGTTTGGCAAAATCAGTTATGTTGCCAATATCAATAAAAATCGGCTCCTGAATCGCGGGTGGCGGCTTTTGAACTCCCTCAAATTCAATCATCAATTCTACATTTTCGGCCTGAAATGCCCCTCGCTTTGGCAAGGCAATCCTGAACTCATCTTGAGGCGCATATTCTGGTGGCTTTATGAATACCGCCTTTTCTGGACGCGCCCAATCTGCGGCAGGTATCTGACTTAACGGACGATAGTCCATACTACCGAAAGTTATTTCTTCGTATGCTAATTTTGATGCTGGGCACTCTCGCGCTTTTATCATTAGAATTAGCTTATCCACATCTTCTATCTCGACGCAAAAACCGCCGAACTCTCTGAACAGAAGGTCTGATTTAATATTACTAGTACAATAAACAAATATGTCGTCGCCCTTTACAGACGCAACAAATCGTTTTGCGCCGGCCAGCGCCTTAACCGGTTTTCCGTCTAAACCTCTGGCGTCAAGGCCTCCCTCTGGGGCGTGTACCAACACTCCGTCTCTTGGGTCTCCGCGGATTCCGCCGTCTTCTATTTCTCGAAAGCTCGACAGGGCCTTCCAATGCATTCTGCCTCGATTGATGAGGTCAAGCGCGTGCTTTTCCTGAGAAAAGTATTTGAAAATCGACACGTCGCCCTCGATTTAATCCCTGCCATGGGGCGTGTCGACGCCGCTGGTCAATGTCATCACCCTTACGTCGTCGAATCGCTGAGCGCCCCGCGCAATACGTATAATTTTCGCGTATTAACAGATCGCTAGGACGCGTGATGTTTCAGCGCGGCCAGGCGTCCCACAGCAGCCGGCGGCGCGCCTCGCAATCGGCCAGGTCGAACCGACCGTCGCGAATCGTGGCGTCGTCGTCGGCTGCCGCCGCGCTACCGTCCGGCTGGCGATGCTGCGGCGTCGGGACGCACGGCCTGCCCGCTTCCGCCGGCGGCGCTGGCGGCCGGGCGTTGGGATAGAGATGCGTCGAGTTCGTCGATCGCCCGCACGCGGTCAGGAGCGCGGCACAACACGCGACCAGCATCAGATTTCGCATATTCCCTCACGGTATCGGTTGATTTGACAATGAGCGGCTGGCGGTCGGCCAGCGCGCCGGCATAGGTCGCCCACGCGGCGGCGCTCTGGTTCGCCCACCGGGCCTGATCCTCGGCGCGCTGCTTGTCGGCGCGGGCGATTTCGGCGGTCCACGTCTGCCGCTCGGCGTTGAGCGTCGCCGTGCGATCGGCCAGTGTGACGCGGGTGAGGTGGAGCGCGATCGTCAGCGCGACGATAGGGGCCGCCCACCAGAAGCGGCGGGCGAGCGCGATGGCAGTGACCCAGCTCACAGCAGCGGCTCGCCGCTGCACTCGGACCATAGGCGCCGAGCGCGCGCCCACGCGCCCAAGAACGATTTGACCGTTACCGTCTGTGGCTCGGCGTAAAAGCCGGTGGCGGCCACGTCGAACGCCCCCGCCTTCTCGCGCAGCTCGACGGCTCGCGGGTGATCGAGATCGGCAAGCGACCGCATCTTGTCGGAGAGGTCCGTCACAGCAGCAACTCCTTCGCCTTGGCCAGCCGCGCGCGGCGATCGACAATCCCGGTGAGGCCGCCGTTGATGAGCCGCGTCACCGCCTCGATGTCGTCGCGATCGGCGGGAGCGTTGATCCGGTTGCGCGTCCAATAGGCGGCGGCGATGCGGATGCCGACTGCAGGCGCGGCGGCAAGGTCGGGGTTTCCCTCAAGATCGAGGCCCAGCAGCTCGCCATAGCGGCGGTAGTTCGCGCGGCCGGTGATCTGGATCGGCCCGCGACCGCGGTAGCGATAGCCGTCGCCCGGGTTCACATTGCCGAGATCCGCGCGGCCCTCGTATTTGGCCTGCTGCGGCGTCGGCCCCCAAATCTCGTTGAACCGCGCGAACCCCATGCTCTCATGGCCCACCTGGGCGAGGAAGTGGGCGAGGCGCAGCCCCGAATCGAGGATGACCGCGCCCTCCAGCGCCGGCACCCCGGTTGAGGCGAGAGACTGGGCGACGGCAGGCGATGCGCCCGAGCGCATGAAGATGGCGCTGAGCGTGATCGGGCCGAGCGCGCCATCCGCGCGCACGCCCAATCGCCGCTGCACCTTGGCAACGTCGAACATGGTCCGTCCTTTCGATTGTATGGAAAAGCAATTGCCGCGACTCGGCGGCGGTGCGCATGATCCGAGCGTCAGGCGACTGCTGACACCCCCGGAGCGCGGCGGTTTCCCGATTTACCGCCGCGCTCCATCCACCCAACTTTTCATTAACCACCTTCGTGCAAATTCCCTGCGCAGAGATGCCGCACGGCAAAGGGGGCTTGGTCGCCGCGCGTCTCTCGGAGCGCGATCGGGGCATCCTCCCGTCCCCGATCGCGCTCCTGCCGCCTCAGTCCGTCTTGGGTGCTTGGCCCGGCAACGGCGGGATCAGAATATCGGCGATCGCCTCTGCGCGCCGCATGAAGCGCTCAGTCGCCAAGCGCAGGAGCCGATCAGCACTCACCGTCGAGAGCGCGGTGGCGATCGCCGCGCCTTCACCCCGCAGGCCCAGCGCCTCGCACAGCCAGAACGCGATCAGCGCGATGATCGGCAGCAGCATCACGTCGGCCACGACAAGCCAGGTCCTGACCCGCACCCCCCGCTTGATCAGCAGCGCATATTTCGCGGCGAACCCGAAAGTCAGGCCGATCCCGATCCAGCCGTATTTCGCGAGCGCGGCCTCAAGCGTCGTCATATCTTGCCCCCTGTGCCGAGCGGTCACTTGCAAGCCGCGATCGGCGCGAACAGCGCCGCCGCAGCGGAGATTTCGGCGTCGGCCGCCGCGCGCTTGACCGAGACGTTGCCGCTCGCGGTCACCCCGGCCGCGAGCGTGATCCCCCCGGCGGTATTGTCGCGCACGACGCCGCCGCCCTCGCCGACCATGATCCAGTTATCGGTCACGCCGTCGCCATTGAGGCGGATCAACAGCCGGTTGCCCTCGATTGTCAGGCCCGGGCCGTGCGGGCCGACCGTGATCCCGTGCCAGCCGGTGCCGATCAGGGAATTGTTGCGGATCGTGATGTTCGAATAGCCCCGCCCGCTAGCGTAGAGCTTCGCCTCGTCACCGATGAAAATGCCTTGCACATGCGCCGCCGGGCCGGGATCGATCAGGTTGCCTTCGATCACCACGTCATGCGCAGCGCGATCGTCAGGCAGCGTCAGGCCGGCGGTGAAGAACTGGATGCCGTCGGGGTGGTCGCCCTTCGCCGGGCTGAACGGCCCCATGCGGTTGTGCGCGATCGTCGCGTTGCTCGCGCCGACCAGCCGGACGCCCTCGCGGACGTTGGCGATCGTGTTGTCGGCGAAGGTCACCCCGACCGTGCGCATGAAAGTGGCAACGGTGCCGAGGTCGCGGAAGGTCGAGCCCGTCACGGTGATATCGGATCCGCCGCGGCCGTTGATGCCGCCGCCGGTCAGATTACCGGCGCTATCGGTATAGGCGGCGAAGGTGACGTTCTTGAAGGTCAGCCGCTCGGGCGAATAGGCGTCGACATAGGGCGGGACGTAGCCGGTCATGATACGATCGACGGGCGCCGCCTCGAAACGCGTACCGTCGAACGTGACGTTTTTCCAGCTATCGAGGACGGTGAAGCCGAACACGCCGCCCTTGATCGTCACGTCATGCAGCGCGCGGATGCGGCTGAATGTCACCCGGCGGTCGCCCAGGTCGATCACCGCGCCGGGCTGCGCCGCGGTGGCGAGCGCGGTCCATTCCTTTGCGGTGAGCGGCGGCGCGGACTGCGCAAGCGCCGGCTGGCAGGCGAAACAAGCGAGCGCGAGCAGCGCCGCGAGCAGTATGCGGATCATGATAGCCTCCTGATACGGGACAATAAAAACCGTCATTTTGGGTTAATTCAGTTTTCACCGAATGCGGCTTGTGCCACCATCGTAACGATCGCTTGGGGAAGCGGACGGAGGGGATTGAGTGGCTCAGAGATCGATGAAGCTCGCCGCGGTCGTGGCGGCGCTGGCGATAATCGCCGCAGGGATCGTGCTCGAAATCAGCGACGATGCGGCCGCCAACGCAGGGGCGGCCGGCCTCTCCGAACCGTATATGGGCCGGTGATGCGGCCTGTCCAAATCACCCTCGCCCTAGGCATGACACTGGTAGCGACGGCCGGCGTCTATTTCCGGCTGCATCCGCTTCTCACCGTGCCGGCAGGGTTGATCGCCGCCGGCCTGCTGATCGCAATTGCAGCACGGTCACCGGATCAGGCGTAAGCCCCGCACGCATCGAGCCCGCTGGTTGGGCGCGCCGCGCCAGCGAGATCGAATGCAAGGCCGCGGCGGGAAACGCGCCCGCGCGCGGGGCTTCCCGCTTGCAGGCGATAGTCGCCGCCGCCGGCACCGGCGGTCGATGCGTTCACCGTCGCCTGGTAGGACACGAACAGCGGGTCGTTGCGCACCGTGAGGCTGGTGCCGATCGAGCATCGCAGGCCCGGATGCATCTGCGAGAAGGCCGACCCCGCCTGCGCGCCATCGGCCGAGCAGAACATCGTCCACTCTCCCTCGCAGCCAACACCGTTCAGGTAACCAAAGTTGCCGGTGCGGTTCGCCGCCTCGGTGGCATCGGTGGTCGAATAAAAGCGGTCGCCCTTGGTGTTCGTCTGGACCCAGATATTTCCCACCATGCGGATCAGCCGATGGGTGCGCCGGTTCGTGCCGCTGCTTTCGTCATAGAAGGCGTTGAGGCGGGAATTGACGAACCCGGCGACCGTGTTGTGCGCGACGACGGTATGGACCGTTGAGCCATTCGCGCCGTCCGAGCTGATGCGAACGATCGGGTTCGATCCCGTGCCGGTCACCTCGACGAGGTTTTGCAGGATAGCGACGCCAGTGATTGTATCACCGGGGTTCGTCGCGCTCACCCCGATCGCCGCGCCCGCGCCGGAGTGCGCGAGGAACTTGTTCCCGTAGACAATGCAGCCGTCGGCGGGGTTTTTCAGGTTCGGATTCTGGACCCGCGAGAGCTTGCAGCCGAACGTCACCCACTGCATCGGCGAGGTGGAGTTCATGTCGGCGGTGACCCCGCGCATGATCCGCACTTCGTTATTCTGCTCGGTCAACCACGCCAAATTCGTCGTCGTCGGATCAACCAGAACACCAAAGAGGCTGCCATGCGACGAGGAATACGGCGAGCCGAAGGTGCCGCTGGCGTCGATGAGGGTAATATTCCAAAGGTGCCACCACAGTCCGGTGGCCGTCTCGCCGCGAATGGTGGCCGCGTTATTCGTGCGCTTGAGCGTCAGGTCGGTGAATATCACCGCGCTTTCCAGCCCGGAGATGCTGCACGTCTGGCTCGGCCTGTAGCCATTTTCGATCGTCAGGACGGCCGATGCGCGCGCGACACCCGGCGCGCGAGTAACGATGACGCCCGCGCCGCCTTGAGGGTTTGAAACCTGGGCCACGGTGCCGGTGTTCACGGCACCGTTTATATAGATGCGACAGCCAGTCGCGAGGCCGCCAGTCGCCGGTACGCCACGCGTCGCGTGCATGATCGCAGCGTGCGCCCCGGTAAGCGTCAGAAAAGGCGTCGCCTGCGCGGTCGCGGCGTTGGTCGACCATACGCCTGTGCTGTCGTTGCCCGCCGGATCGACATAGGCCAGCGGCGGCGCGGTGGCGCGTGACGCATCCTTATGGAAGTAGCGCCGACCAAATTTGCGCGGCGTGTAGCCGGCCGATACCTGCACCTCCTCGCTCTTGAGGACAGACGCCGCCGTACCGATCCACGGATATACCTCCGCCTCAAGCCAGATCGCGCCGGTGGCGAGCGCGGTGACATCAAGATCGCCCTGATAGACTTCGACCGGATTGGCGTCCTCGACCGTGGTCGAGATCGCGGTTGCGGCGACGGTCTGCCACGCCGTTTGCGTCGTCCCGTCATTGGCGCGGACGCGAACGCAGGCGACCTGCCGATTGGATCGGAAATCGCGGTGGAACGCGACCATCTCCCAATGCACCGAATTGCCGACCAGCAGGCGCGCCGGCATCGCCCATTCGGCGATCGGCTTAGGGCTGGTCTCGGTGGAATTGTTCGTGACGCCAGCGATCGAGTCGGTCGCATAGACGTAATCGTCGAGCGCGAGCGAGGCGGGCTCCGCCAGGGTGTAATTGGGATAAGCTTGCCGCCTGCGCTTCGTGACGATGCGCGTTTCGGTGTACGTCGTTGCCGCGCCCGTTGCAGTGAAGCCGGCGCGATCGACGAGGAACGACTTTGGCGATGCGCCCTCCGGCGCCATCTCGCTCGGCAGCGAGGTGTTCATGGCCGGCAGATCGCCGGGAACACGATATTCGCCGGACCACCCGTCGGCGTTGATCGACGTGATCAGCGGCGCGGGCGCCGCCGTGACCGCGATCGCTGACGAGGTTGCCGTCGTCGAGCCGCCCGGCCCCGTCGCCGTATTCTCGAGCACGAGCGATCCTGCCGCGCCCGGCACGATGGTGGTGCCGGTGCCGATTGCGGTCCCGCTGAGCAGCCAGCGGCGAGCGGTCACACTGCCATTGCTCACCGTCCCGTCGGTTGCGGTGAAGGTGGTGGCGCTATCGCCACTCGAAGGGCTGATGGAGGGCGCGGCGGTGAACGAGGGCGCGGGCACCGCCGAAACGGTGACAGCCGTCGAGGTTGCGGTCGTCGTGCCGCCCGGCCCGGTCGCCGTATTCTCGAGGACAAGCGAGCCCGTCGCCCCAGGCACAATGGTCGTCCCGGTCCCGATCGCGGTGCCGTTGAGCAGCCAGCGCCGCCCGGTCACGGTGCCGTTGCTGACAGTCCCGTCGGTTGCGGTGAAGGTGGTCGAACTGGTGCCGCTGCTTGGAGCGATGGATGGTGCCGCCGTGAAGATCGGAGCCGTATCGCCTGGGATAGGCGGCCCCGCGGCGGGCGCCGCGATGCCCAGCGCAACCCCGACCGCGATCACGCTTGCCGGCAACACGATCCGCACCGGCCGCTTGGCCGTGCCGTGCTGCACGATCGCGTCGCCGAGCGATCCGGGATCGAGTGCCGGCCCCGCTGCAAGCCCCGCCTGTTCAGCCGGGTCCGCCGCCGCCGCGACGCCCGCGCGGACGCACGCGCTGGCGAGCTGGTCGTCGAGCATGAGGCGTGCGGGCTTGAGCGCCGGGAACCGCGGGTCCCAGACCAGAATGACTTTCATGGAGGCTCCTTCAGGAGGTAGGCGGCAATCCGCGGCAGGCGGTTTCGACGTTGCGCCGGCAGTGGCCGGGCTCCTCGCCGAGCAGGATGAAGAGGCTATCGATCACGGCGGCGGCGGCCCGCGCCCAGCGCGCGCCGCGCAACTGGCCCCGACCGACATAGCTGCTGATCGTCTCATCGGCGGACGGGCAGACGCTGGTGAGCCCAGCGATGTATGCGGTGCCGACAATCAACACCTGAGCGAACTGGTCGATCGAAACGAGGATCTGGCGCGCGACAGCGCCGAGACGTGCAATCACGATGGCCAGCCGGCGTTTATGTCGATCGCGGAAAGCGCGTCCTGATCGGCCGCCTCCTCAATCTGCGCTTTGAGCGCGAGGCCGCGTTCATGGCAGGCGGCGACGTGCTGACCGACTGCGAGGCCCATCCCGATCATCGCCACCGCGTCATGGGTGACCGTCGAATTGTCCTGCATCGTCCAATCAACGGCAAACGGCTGACCGGCAGCTTGCGCGATCATCGCCATTTGAACAGCGCCGCTGATCTTGCGTTGGCTATCCGGATCGCTGTCGACACGGCCTAGCGGCCCCGCGCAGCCGCCCCATTCCGCCCGGTCGCGACGCGAGAGCACCTCCGCTCGCCTGCTGATTTTCGCAACCTCAAGCTCCCGCGCAAGGTTAACCGCGCGCGGGCGCACATAGGTCGCGCCCGACTCCCCACGATAGGTCTCGAACGCCTCGATATCGGCCGCAAAGAGAAAGGGCACGATCTGCTGCCCCGGCTCAAGCGCATATCGTTCGAGCGTCGCCAGATCGGGAACACCGAGGCGCTGCACCGTCACCCCGGTCGCCTCATCGACAAGGAACGCCTGGATCATTTCGAGAAGAACCTCCGCACGCGGATCGATCCGCCGGTGATGGTCCAATTGGTGCCGGCCGAGCCGTCGCCGGTCCCCTGCGCGGCGAACTGTTGCGCGAGCAGGCGAAAGGTGAGCGTCGAGCCCGCCGAGTGGCTCACATCCTCGTACGAATAGTTGTACGTGCCGTTGGGGACCAACTGGCTAGTCGTCGGGCTGACTTCGATCAGGTTGACCCACCCGCCGCCGTTGGTCGACTTTTGCAGCATGATCTGCCCGCGGTTGGTTGGGGCAGTGACGGTCACCGAGCCGCTGACAAAGATGGCGTCGTTGTCTGAGTTGATCGACACCGGGGGCGAGGTGACGATCGCCTGCGTTCCGTCACCGTTCGGGCCGCTGGTGTTCGGCGCGTTGAGCGTGACCGGCAGGTTGATGTCAGCACCTTGCGTCGCGGTGAAGGCGGTGTTGAGCTGTCCCGGGACGATCGACGCGAGGTCAACGCCGTTGTCGAGCTGGAACTTGCTCGCGATGATGGTGCCGGCGACGATGTACGTCGCGTTCAGCGCGTCAAATGACGCGATCGCGCCGAGCAGCGGCGCCCAACCTGACCCGTCATAACGCTGCCACTGCTTCGTCGACGGCTTGTACCAGGTATCCCCGGCGATCATGCCGGTCGGCGTCGAATCCATGTAGAAGACGATCGCGTCGCGGCCATTCGTTCCGTTTGTACCATTGGTACCATTCTGCGCGAGCACCGCCGCCGCCGCCCATTCGCCGGGTGTGATCGTGTCGGTGTCCGTCGTCGACAGCGCCGAGGCCGTGGAGACCCAAAGAGGGTTAGTGCCGCCGGGGATGGTCGCTTGCCAGCCATTGTTGAGGCCGGTCAGCGCCTGCGTCGAGAAGGTGAAGGTGGCGTCGGCCGAAGGGAGAGCCGGCGCCGACGCCGCGCGCTGATAGATAAACAGCGATTTCGAGTTGAAGCCGTTCGATCCGTTGGTCCCGTTCTGCGCCTGCACCACGGGCGACGCCCATTCGGCCGCCGCGATTGTGTCGGTGCCGCCGGCTGCGCTCGCGGTCGCGACGCTCACATAGAGCGGGTTCGTGCCCGCCGGCGGCGTTGCGCTCCAGCCGTTGTTAAGCCCCGCGATCGCGCCGGTAGCGAACGTGTAAGTGACGGCGACTGATGGCAGCGGCGGTGCGGCGGCCGAACGCTGGTAGATCGTCACCGCAGCATTGTTGAGGCCCGGTGCGCCGCCGGAACCGTCCGCACCGTCTTGGACCTTGGTCAGCGCCACCCTGGCGCTGGGGCCGCCGGCGCCCGCCTCCGCAACGAAGGTCATGCCGCCGCCGTAAACTGGCAGCGTTCCTTGCAGATAGAGGGCCTTGACGGTGAGATTGTCCACGCCGCTGGTGGAAAAGTAGGACGGCCAGGTGGCGGCCATGTAGGCGGCCGACTTCTGGATAACGTGGGCCGTGCCATCATACGAGGTGAGCGAGAAAACCGGGGCGTCGGTCGTATTCTGCCGCTCGGTGGTGACCGTTACGTCGCCCGAGGTGATCGAGCCCGCATTGTTGAAGCCGATCGCCTGTTTCGAGGCCGCAATCGTGATGATCGGCGGGCTCACGCCCCCCGAACCCGCCTGCGCCAGCACGTTCCAATAGCTATTGCCGCTCGACGGCGGTGCCGGCGGCGCATTCCCAGTCGACGACGCCGGGTTGATATAGACCCACGTCGCCCCGCCGGACTGGACGATATTGCCCTCGCGATAGGCGGTCGCCGACGAATAGGCGCCCATATCGACCAGCGTCGCGGTGAAGGCGATATCGGCGAGCGCATGGACGGTCCACGCGCGCTCGGCACCGATCGCCAGTTTCTTCCACGGCGCGCCCATATCGATCTGCCGCGCGGGCTTCGCCGCCGGCAGGGACGATCCGTCGGTCGCCAGCGTGATCGCCGGCGCGGCGATGCCGACCGGGCGGACGAACAGCTTGCCCGTCCAGCTCACCCCGGCCACCGCGTTCACGCTCGCGGCGATCTGCTGGATCAGCTGCCGCGCAGTGGTCTGCCCGTCGAGATAGAGCGACAGGTTGTACGGCCGCGCGGCGTCGAGCGCGTTCAGGCTCGCGTCGTCGATCTTCCCCGCGCCGCCGCTGAGCAGCGCCAGGCGCCGGATCAGCTGGCCGGGTTTGCGCGCCCAGCCGTCCGTGCCCGCCGCGTCGCCCTGCAGCAAGAAGCTGATCTGCCCGGTCGGCGGCGCGCCGAACCGCGCCATTCCGACGGCCTTCGCGGTCGCCCACTGGCCGCGCGGGATGGTCGCCGCGACAAGGTCCGCATAATTGGCATAATCGGCGATCGGCGCGCCGTAGCGCAGGAGTCGTTCGAGCGCGGCCTCAAACCCGAAGACCGGCCCATAAGCCGACACCTGAAACACGCTGTTCACGGCGTCGATCAGAGTGCCGGCGACATAGCGCGGCGCCCCGAGCGCGAGCGGCTTGACCTGCCCCTTGAGCGATGCCGGCCCCTCGGCCCCGGTGGTGCCCGCGTAGGTGCTAAGCAATGCGGTATCGAGCCACCGGTCATCGACCGCGAAATCAATCTGCGCCTTGCCGTCCTCAACCTGCGGCTGGCCGGTCACGCGCCCGTCGAACCGGAGGGTATAGGTCGACCAATCCGCCCCAAGCTCGCCGGTCCACAGCCGGAACCGAGCGTCGGCCATGCCCGGGGCGGCGAGCGCGGGAAGCGCCTCGGTCTGGATCGTGATCGAGGAGGTGGGCGCGCTGATCTGCCCGCCAAACGACCCGTCGAAGAAATCGTACCGCAGGGTCGGCAGCTTGGCGATTGCCGGCCACCACGTTTGCCCGTTGAGGTGGCACGCGGCCGGATCGTCGACGCTGCTCGCGCGCAAGGCTACGGCCACCCCGGCGACCGCGTCCCAGGCGTCGATCTGCACCAATGTGACCAGCATCAGAAGATGCTCACCATGTTGAGCTTGGCTTCCCAGCGATCGGCCTTCCGCCACGCCTGCCCCTGCTCGCCGACGAGCGGGCCGTAGAAGCAGCGGCGCGGCAGGTTCGGTGCCGGCACGGGATCGGACACGATCGCGATCATCTCGGTATTGCCGATCCGCTCCAGCATCGGTTGCACGACGCCCTCCACCTCATCCTTCGCGACGTTGGAAAAGGTGAGCGAGAGGGTACGCAGCTTCTTCGCGCGTCGACGCAGCAACACCGCGCGCGCCGAGAAATCGAGCGCGCCGAGATCCTTCACGCCCGTCGTGATCCCGTTGAAGTTGCGCTCCAGCTGGATCCGCTTGCCGATGACGAGGCGCGAGAATCCGATCGTGAAGGCGGTGGCATTGGTGAAGCGCAGCAGGACATAGCGAACGGCGAGGTTCGCCGAGATGTCGAACACGCACACGCCGCCGCTCGCGGGCTGCTCGGTGCCCGAATAGAGCAGCGTTTCCGTGCCGTGCCAGGTCGGCGGGGACGCAGCTGGGCCGGCGCTGTCCGTGCTGAGATAGACCTGCAGCTTCGCCGTCGCCGGGGCATCGGTGATGCCAAACAGCACGATTGAGCCAAATTCCTTGTTCTCACCAAGGTCGATTGCGAGATCGATCGTCGTCGCGCTGCCCGATTTCCAGATCACACCGGCATAGTCGTTCAGCACGTTCTCCTTCGCGCCGACGCTGGTGCTGGTGGCAGAGGTGACCGTTCCGGCAAGCGGTTCGATGATCCAGGCATTTGCCATCCGTCACCCGTACAGTTCGAAGGTGGAGGTCTCGGCTTCGAGGTCGAGCTCAAACCGACCGGCCAGCGTGTTCACCGCCGCGCCCTGCTCGCTGTCGACGAGGCGGACTTGCGGCACCTCGGGCGGATCGCTGGGCCAGATCAGGCCGTCGGCCGGCGCTTCGAACCGCCGTCGCTCCGCGCCGATCAGCGCGCCGCGCGCGTTGATGACGGTTTGCGCGTCGGCGATCGCATCGAAGAAGCCGTCTTCGGGCTGCACGGACCCGTCGCGCGCGGACGGGTAGCGGCCGGCGATCGTCGCGTCGGACCATGTGGCAACGACCACGTCACGCGACGCGGCGGCGATATCAGCGGGGGTTGCGGGCATCAGGCGTAAGACACGAAGTTGCGGTTGGCACCGATGAAGCCGCCCCCGGAGCCGCCATTGCGCGTCAGCTGCTCGACCGCCGAAGCGATGCGCTGCAGCAGGTCGCTATTCTGCGACAGGAGTTCGTTGCCGGCCTTGATCCCGCTCGCCGCCGCGGCGGTGCTGTCCGCGGTCGCTTTGGCGAACGGGTTCGCGACCGGATCCGACACCGGCGCGGCATTGTCGATCGAGGCGATCGCCTTGTTGGTCGCGGCCTGCACCGCGTCGAATGCCTCGAAGAATTTCGAGGTCGAGCCGTACAGCTGGCGTTCGATGTCGAGATAGGACTGCGCAGCCGCCTGATACTTGCTCTGATCGATCGTCTGGCCGGCCTCGATCGCGGTGAGGAACGGCTTGAGTTGCTGCATCGCCGCGGCTTCCTGATCGCGCAGTGACAGCGGCGAGTTGCTGCCGATGTTAAGCGTGGTCAGGAACTCTTTCAGCGTCGCCGACGCCGACGCGGTCGAAGCTTTGATCTGGTCGAGCTGCATCTGATAGAGCCGCTGCGCCTGCGCCATCTGCTCGGTCGACGCGCCGCCCTCATCCAGCGCGGCCTTGGTCTTGGCCCATTTCCGGTTGAGCTCATCGATCGCCGCCCCGACCGGGTCGACCATCGCTTTCAGATCGCGCGGGATCGCCTCGATCAGCAATGCCTTCTGAATTGCGCCCTCGATATCGTCGCTGCCCTTGGCGATGATGTTTTTCGACGCCTGACTGATCCCGGTCAGCACCGCATGGCTGACCGAATAGGCGATCGCGTATTCGAGGGCGGCCTGCTGCCCATCCTTGCCGAAGTCTTTCAGCACGGAATCATTGAAGTTATTGTAGTGCAGCGCCTGCGACGTTTTGGTCAGCGCAACGCGAGCCTTCCCGTCCCAACTGCCGATCGTGATGCCGGGCAACGACGAGATCTGCGCGCCGAGCGCGTCGACGACCTGATTGATGCCTTTGGCAAGCCCGCTGGCCGAACCGGTCGCGGAGCGCTTCTCATCGGCGCCCTTGCCGGTCGCGCTGCCGCCGACGGCCTTGCCGTTGACGAGATCGACGCTGGCGCTGCCCCATTTGATCGAGCGGAACAGGCCGCCAACAAGGTTGCCCAGCACGCCGCCGACGATCGAGCCGAGCGGGCCGCCCACCTTGCCGAGCAGGCCGCCGACGGCCTTGCCCAGCGCATCGCCCCCGATCTTACCGATTGCGCCGCCGATCGCCGATGCCGTCGGGTCATTGCGGCCGCCGGTGATCGCCGAGAAGACCGAGCCGCTGAGCTGGCCCAGGGGGCCGCCTCGAACGATCTCGGGCAGGAACTGTTTGAGGCCGCCAACGAGAACTTTGGGGATTTCGAAGCCGAAATTGTTCTTAAGGTTCTTGTTGAGGCCATCGAGCATAATGCCGATCGCGCCGCCAAGGCCGTCGATCTTTCGTTTCGCGGTAACAACTACGTCGCCAGTCTGACTGGCGTCACCGTCGGAAACCCCTTGTCCTACCTCCGGTGCAGCGCCCGGCTTTATATTGTCGTTGGCCGCAACACCATTGGCGGCCTTGTTGACAGATGCAACCAAGCGATTGAGTGCGGCATCGACATCGGCGACGGTCTTGCCGAGTATTTGGCCCGCATCACCTGCCTGCTCTTGTAGAATCTCCGCTGGCGTTTGGCGACCTGTAAGTTTCCGAATGTAGCGCTCAACCTCCCGGTCGATACCGCCAAAAAGCGCGTTTGATAGAAGGTCGTTGCGCAGCTGCTTGAGGGTGTTGAAAGTCCCGCTGACGATCCCCTTCACGGCGTCGACCGGCGAAGTGTAAAGGGTGCTCAGGAACTGGTCGAACGTCCGCTGGAGGCCGCCGACGGCGCCCACATACAACCCAACGATGCGGCGCTGATCCTCCAGGGCGTCGTTGATAACCCTGTTCTGGCGGGCGATGCTGGTGAGCGTAGCAAGCTGCTTTTGATCTAGCGGCTCCATCGACTCCTTGAGCCGGAAGGCTTCGCGCAGCGCCGCCGCCTGATCGTCATGCCCCTGCAAGATGAAGCGGTTGACCGCAACGCTCTCGTTCTGAGTTCGCACGAAGTCGCGGAACGGCCGGTCGAGCCCGTCTTGGATCGTCTGCTTTGCCTTTTGGGCATCCTCGATCAGCTTCTCGAAATTCGGGGGTTTCTTCTTCCCGAGATCTTTGATCAGGTTGTCGAGCCGGAGCGTTTCGACGCGGGCCTTGTCGATGAGCTTAGGCTGTTCGTCCCACTGTGCATTGATGCGCGCGATTTCCTCTGCCGCAGACTGCGACATGCTGGTCAAATCGCGCGGCTTCTTCTCGCGCTTTTTCTTCTCGCGCTGGTACGGCACCAGATCGGGCGAAATCCCCTTGCCGTCGAGCGCGTCGATGACCTCCTGATTTGCCTTCTCGTCGTTGCGCGCGGTGCCGAATTTGACGAGCTTAAGCAAAGCCTCGTTCGTCTGCTTAGCGCTCAGCCCGAGCTTTTCGACTTCCTCGCGAGCCTGTTTGATATCGATGGAACCCGCCGCGAACCGTACGCCGATCGCCTGCATGCGCGGATTATAGGCACCGCCGAGCCCGGAGAAACCGCCGACGATGCTATCCAGAATGCCGGCCTCACCGAGCGAGCGCACTTCCTTACCAGCAGCTTTTTGATCCTCACGGGCCTTGATGACACCAGCGGTCGCCTGCAGTCGGATCGCCTCTTTCAGGACCTCGTTCTGGGTCTTCATCTTACCCGTCTGGAGATCGATCACCTTCCCGAGCAGCGTCTGAGCGGCGCCGAAAGAATCGGCGGCGTTCGCTGCGTCGGCGAGCCTTTTCGCCATCTCTTCAGCCGCGGCGCTGCCATCAATCAATTTGGCGATGAACGGCACGGCGATAACCGTCGCAGCGGTGAGCACGGCGCCCCAAGGGCCGCCAAGGAACCCGAGTACCCCCTTAGTGCTGTTGGTCATCAGCCCAAGGGCCTGCACCACCTGGCCGGTCTGCTGCGCAAAGATCTGCATCGGCGGGGATCCGGCAGAATATTGCGTCGCGACGTCGTTGATCTGGAAGCCGAGCTGCTGCATCGCCATGCGCTGCTGACCAGCGCTGACGGTATTTCGATTGAGCGCCTGGCTGTGGGCGACGGTGGCGCTGGTGGTGCGGTTAAGCTCCGCCTGCACGGCCCCGATCGCGCCGATCCGATCCCGATCGGCTTGCGCTGCGGCCTCCGCTGCGTGCGCGGCGACCATAGCGGCGTCCGCCTCCAGCCGAAGCGCGGCGGCATCGGCGTGGCCAGCGTTTGCAACGGAAAGCTGGGCATTGGCGAGTTCGCGAAGCGCAAGTGCACGCTGATCGGCAGCAGTGGCGGATTCGCGAAGGCTGGCGATCTCCTGCGAAAGGTCGAGCGAACCCGAGGAGGTGCGCGGCAGATTAAGCGCCTGCGCCGCCTGGCGCTGAACATCGGCAAACGCAGCGACGAACGGCTTTTTCACCTCGTCGGCCGCCGACGCGGCCCTCGCCTTCATCTCCGCGAACCGTTTCCCGGTCTCGCTGGAGAACTGGTCCGCGCTCAGCTGGAGGCGGGCGATGATGTCGAAATTGGACATTGCTCGCACTCCAATTTGTTTTGTGCCATTCTCTCCCCTCAAGGGAGTGGCTCATGATTTTCAGCGCCTTAGCACTGGCGGCGGCATCAACTAGCGGCTGGCTTTTGACCGAGAAGGTCGATCCGATGACTGATCAGAAAGACGCCTCCGCGAGAGTGATGAATGAGAGCGGAGGCCGGCTATCCGTTTTTTGTTCATCCGCGCTGGGGCGGATCGTGACCATTCAGCTGAGTGCGCCGCAGTATTACGCAAGGTCTTACACCGAGGGGCAGATGCGCTTTGACGGTGGCCCTGTGGTAGAAATGCGATTCGATCTTCTTAAAAACGTCGCGTATATTGGTGAGGATAGATCCGATCTATACAAGCTCGCCAAATACATCGCGACATCGAAGCGCGCAGCATTCAGGATATTCGACTATAATAACCAGCCGGTAGATTTAGCATTCAACGTAGAGGGCGGCGAAGAGCACATTCGCCATGTATTCGAGGTCTGCGGCTATACTGATCCGCTTGCCGATGCGGCGAAGCGTTAGCGCGCCGCCGCCACCTCTGCGAGAAACGCCCGCGCCAACTCGCCCTCGCTGGCGTTGATCATCGGCGCAAGGCTGAATGCGTTGCGGAATTTCAGCAGGGGGATCAGCACGAAAATCGGCACCGTCGCCGACATCCGCCCCGCGGCGATCCGCCGCGCGGTGTTCCCGCGGGCAACGCCCTTGCTCCCCAGTACCGAATTGTCGGCCACCAGCAGCGACGCCCGGCCTGGGCGATAGACGAACCGGAGCCGGATGCCCGTGCGTCGCTCCCACTCCCCGGGGGTAAGATCACGCGCGCGGCCTCGCGACCCTGCCGCGGGCAGCGGAATGGCGAGGTACTGCCCGCGCGAGCCCCGAATCGTACCCGGCTCGGTCCAGAACCTCACCGCCCCGCGGGTGCGCGCGCCGCCCTTCAACCAGATCGTGCCCGCCGGATTCCGGGCTGGGCCGCTCGACGGATATGCGGAGGATTGCCACGCCCGCCACAGCTTGCCGCCGGCGGCCTGCTCGGTCGCACGCTCGAGCTTTTTCTCCAGCCCGCGCGTCGTGCCGGCGACCGAGCGCGTCGCCGCCGACAGATAGGTGCGAATGATGGAGTCGGACGCTTTGTCGATGCTGCGTCCGTCAACCGTCAGGATCACGCCGTCAGCCATCGGGTTGCTCCCCTGCCTCAAGCAACAGGAAACAGTCCATCAGCGCCGCCGGCTGCTCGCCGGGAGAGCCAGGACAAGGCAGCACCCTCCCGCCGAATGGCGATGCGTATCGACGGCAGGTGAGCCATAGATCGACGACGCTGAAAGCCCACGGCGGGAGCGTTACGCGGGGGTTTTCCTTCCAGACCTTCCCGTCGATTTCCCACCCGTCGCCGTGGTGTCGGCCGAATCTGAAATCTTCGGGCCGTCTTCGGACGACGAGGGCGCAGCGGAGTTTTTTTCCGCGTCCAGCTCCGGGTAGAGCAGCGCATAGGCGCGGTTGCCGACCGCCTTCATCTCGATCGGATCGAGCTTGATCAGCGAGCTTTCTGGGATCCGCCCCTGACGATCGCGCGCGAACGGGACGGGCAAGTTCTCCCAGCCCACGACGAAGCGCTGAAACGCGAGAATCGGCGCGATTTCCCGGCGGCGCTCGATCTGTGCGACGAGATCGCCATATGCTCGCCAGTGCTGACGAAGGATATTGCTGATGTCGGCGAGCAGCCGCTCGTCTTCCGGGGGAAGCTCGGGAGTTTCGCCATCCTCCGCTCGCGCGTCGGCGTCCCGGTCGACCAACTCGATCACGCGATCGATCTCGGGGTCATCGGCAAGCAAATGGAGGATGCCGTCCTTCATCGCCTGGCGCAGCTCGAAGCTATAGACGCGCCCGGCGTCGTATACCCCGCTCAACTCGGCTTCGATCTGGCTGCGCTCGATGAGACTGCCCGCGCGGATCAGATAGACGGGCTTTTTCGCGTCGGTTTCCCGCCACGGCGGCGTGAAGCGTTCGGCTTCGGTGGTGCTGGTCGCCGCCATCAGAAGAACACCGCATATTTGTCGGAATCGCGCCCGACCGAGTCTTTGCCCAGCGTGCGGCACTGGAGCGAGATATCCTCCGACCGCAACTTGCCGCGCGTGCCGTTATCGGCCTGCGCAGGCTGCGCGAACGGCGCAATGAGCGCCCACCGGTTGCCCGCCTGACTGCCGTGGCGGAGAACGACCGGCATCGTCACGCCATTGCCGATATCGCTGATGATGTCCCGATTGGCGATCAGCGTTGCCAGCGGGTCGACCTTGAGCATCGGTGCGCGGTCGACGATTTGGCCGGCGCCGAAGCCGTAGGGGGTGTTCGGGTCGTCAATATTCTCGATCTGGCTTCCCGGATCCAGCGACCAGGTGGAAAGGTTGATCGGCTTGCGGTTCATGCTCGCCGCGTTCGACACGCCCGTTCCCTGCACCAGCACAGGCGCCGAGTGGCCGGCGATCGCAAGGTTGGCGGGTATCGCAGCGTCGACGCGACCGGCGAAAATCCCGGTGCCGTTGAACGTCGCATAGCCCGGCCGCGCGCTCTTGCCGTCAAGCGTCAGCGTCCCGCGGCAAGCGGTGAACTTATAGAGACGGCCGTCCTCATAGATGTAGATCGTGCCGCTCGGCTGGTCGGCAAGGCGGCTCGCCTGATCACTCGGCGAGGTCTGCGAATAGGTCCAGTTCGCCGGCATGCTGACCTGGGTGGTCGCATCGAGCACCGGAGTGAAGCTGTCCGACAGCGTCGCGACGCGCGCGGCGCTATAGTCGATCACGGCCGGTTGCGCGCCGGAGCCGGCGCCGCCGGTGAGCAGCAGGATCATGCCGAGTACCGCGCGCGACACGGCCGGGAAGGCAGCCGGCAGGGTGAGCGTGGTGGCCGAGCCCGCGGTTGCGACCGCCGCGGCGATCGCGGCGGTGAACTGGCCGCGCCAACCGCAGATCTGAAAGGTCTGGTGCAGCGGCGGCTTCACCGTCGAGGAATAGACCGCCCCGACGCCCGCGCCCTTCACGCGCGACTTGAAACTGATCGGCACGGTCTGCCCGATGATCAACGGCGCGCCCGCGACGAGCGAGCCGGTCGCCTCGTTGCTGGCTTCCTGCGTCCACGGGTTGCCATAGGTGACGGAATCGGCCTCGACCGGGATCGCGTCCACGGTGGGGTCCGGCGCGGCGTCGACGCCCTCCGTCGCCTCGATCTTCACGAGCACGGCGACGTTCGCCGGGCGAATAGTCGGGTCCATTGGTGCCTCCTTTAGGCGGGCTGGGCCGGATCGTCCCGGCGGGCAGAGAAAGTGACCGAGAAGTCGAGCGCGAAGGCGAGCCGTTTGGCGTCGGCGAGCGGCGCGACCATCACGCGCATGTCGCCCTCGTCGATCGTTTCGGCGAGCCCATCGAGCGGCGGGTCAGGGACCAGCGCCGCGACGGTCGCCGCGTAGAAATCGTTCAATTGCTGATGCACGTCGGCGCCGCCGTCGCGCTCAAGGTAGCCCTCAACCGAGAAATCGAGGCGGTACATCGTGAAATCGTGGCCCGTTTCCTCGATCGACTGTCCGTTGTCGAAGATGTGGCGGGCGGGGAAGGAAATTGGGTCCGCGCTGGGCATCAACTCGGTTTCGGCCGCGTCCGGCAGCGCTGCGAGGCGCGCGAGCGCGGTCTGGAAAATCTGATTGCGCGGCGAGGACATCACGCCTTCTCCAGCGTCACAACCCACGCCTCGACATCATCACGGTCGACCACCTGGATGACCTTCCACGTGATGCCCTTGCGGGTCAGGCGCGTTTGCGCCGTCGGGCGGCCCGGAACGTCGCCGACGTAGATCTCGGCGCTGATATGGCGGGTGGTATTGCCCGGCCCCTGAAACGGCTCGCCCGCCACGTCCGACCAGATCACGTTCAGGCCGGGAATCAGCGCTGCGGACGCCGACGGGAGATAATCCACCGGCGTGCCGTGCGCGGCGCGGATGGCGGCGAGCGCCGGATCCATGATCAGGCCGCGGCCTTGCCGTCGGCCGGCGCAGCACGGCCGGTATCGACCAGATCTTTCGCGCGCTTGGCGTCGATGTGATCGGGGCCATCGCCGACCGGGACGGTGTGGCCCGCATCGACATAATGGCCGCTGTTCCGAACGGCGGCGCCGTTCAGGTGGATATGCTTCATGATATTTCCCCGAAGGTGCGTGGGCGCCGCACGCGCAGCGCCCACCAGGTCAACGATCAGGCTTCGCGGGCCGCCCGGATCGCAGCGACGATCTCATCCTTCTTGGCCGCGGTGCCGAGATCGACGGCTTCCTCGTCGGCCAGCTTCTTGAGGTCGGCGACCTTCATGGCGTCGAGCCCGTCGCCGGCATCGAGTTCGTCATCATCGTCGCCCTCGCGGAACTCGCCGCGACCCGCTTCAACGATGTCCTCGGCGCGCTCATCGGTAATGGCGCGCTTGTCATCGCTCACCGGTACGGTCTCGCCCGCCTCGATAAATGCGCCGCCGTTCGCGAAGGCGGCGCTCAAGAGAAGAATATAACGCATAGGGTGTCTCCTTATTCAGGCTGCGATCAGACGAACGCGCCGTTGAGACGGACCTGAGCCGTGGTGTCGCCAGCAAGCCGCGCGAGGATGGAAACCCCGATCAAGGTGTTGCTGGTGGCGGTGGCGGTGACGACCTTGGCGGTGTTGTCCCAATAGACCTTCACACCTTCGCCGATCGCGTTGGCATCCTTGGGGAGGGACACCTTGCCTTCGATGAGGAAGGGGCCCTTGGCGCCCGAGGCAATCGCGGTTTTTGCGACGCCGAAGGTGTTTCCAATAAGGGCGCCGGCACCAGAGGCGACAGCGGCCGGAGCGGTAAGGACGAGCGTGTCGCCTTCGCCGAGATAATTCAGCATGGGATTTCTCCAGATGAACGAAAGGCGGGCGACCGGGGCTCCGGCCGCCCGATCGACCGATCAGGTCGCGGAGCCGGGGTTCTTGTAGAGGGCGCGCCAGTCGATCGCCTTGGCGCCGAAGACGAGGCGGGCTTTGACTTCCATCCCGTCGATTTCGAAGCCCTGCCGCTGCTCGATCTGCACACCCTCGTGACCGGCGAGATACGCATATTCGATCGTGTCGATCGGCTGCGCATTCGGATCGGCCGCAAGGAACCAGCTGTAATCGCCGATGCGCGGTTCCACCGTGACGGACAGCGACCGGTTGTATTCCGGGTTGATGTTACCCGCCTGATTGGCCGTGAAGTTCGGCGAGGTATACTGATTGGCCTGCTGCTCGCGCAGCGGACCGACCACCAACGTCGCCGGGGTGGCCGAGGTGAAGCGGCCCTTGGGCGCCTTCTGGGTGCGCATCGCGGTGCGACCAGCCGACAGCTGATCGATCCCGATCACGGTGCCGGCAGCGGCGAGGTTCCCGTGGCTGGCGTGGAACAGCGTGATGCCGTCCGCCATCAGGGGGTTGCTCAGCATGATCGCGTAGACGACATCGCCCTCGACCTGGGCGGCTTCCTGACCCATCGCCATCGGGATGCGGTCGAACGCGCTCAAGTCATCGTTGATGATCGTTTCCCACGAAATCGGGATGATCTGGCCCCACTTGCCGACGGCATACTGCTCCGCCGAATCGCCGACGGTCGCGTATTCGTACTCGGCGCTCTCCAGCACCTGCTTCATCGGCGAGATGTCGGACAGAGCAACGCGCGAGACCGGTCGGAAGTCGGGGACCGAGGTCTGCCGACAGAACGACTGGAAGGTGCGCGGCGCGAGATCGTACCCGCGGCGCAGGGTGCGGCCGACCGTATTCCCGAGCACCGCCGGGAAATCGGAGGTCGTCATCTGGCCGGCGTTGCGGGGCGCGCGATGGCGGAAAACCTCCATCGCGACCTGCACGTCGGTCATGTTCCGCGTGCTGACGCCGGTCGCCTCCATGAAGTCGCGCGCGAGCACGATCAGGCGACGGCCCGCGAAGCCGCGCGCGTCGTCGGTCAGCTGATTGCGCGGGTTCGCGCGGTGGGCGATCGCCAGGCTCATCGCCTCGGCGCGCGCTTCGAACTGCGCCACCGGAATGGTCGCCGGCCGATAGTTCGTGATGTTCGGCGCATTGGTGGCGATATGGTCGATGATACGCTCGCGCGCGGTATCGACGGTCACGCCCTCGTCGACGAGGCCATCCGCGAACTCGCGGGTGAGGCCGGCGCGGGTCGCCTCGTTGCGGATCGTCGCGGCGCGAGCGCGCTCCGCGGCAAGCGCCGCCGAGACGGCATCGCCGACGTTGGTCGGCTGCGGCGCAGGGGCCGGAGCCGGAGCGGGAGTCGGCGCAGGGGCCGGAGCGGGCGCAGGGGCCGGGGTCGGCGTGGGCGCGGGGGTCGGCGTCGGGGTCGGCGCCGGAACGTCGTCTTCCATTACAATCTCCTGTGGAGTGATGACGGCGGCAGGCGCCGGTTTGCTCGCCGCGTTCGCGATGAGCGGGTGCGCGGGGACCTTGCGGAACCCGAACCTTGAGGCGTCGAGCATGTTGGTCGCGGTGGATGCGCCCGCGATCGTGTCGACGAAATTCATCTCCAACGCTTCCTGCGCCGTCATCCATGTTTCGGCGTCGAGGAGCGGGTTCAGCTCTTCCGGCGTCATGCCGGTGCGCTGGGCGTAGATGTTGACGAGCTGGTCTTGCAGCATGTCGAGCCGGTCGGCGGTCGCGCGCAGCTCGGTCGCCACGCCGTAGGTGCCGTCCGAAGGCTTGTGGATCATCATCACGGCATTCTCGGCCATGATGATCTCGTTGCCGGCCATCGCGATGATGCTCGCGATCGAGCCCGCCACGCCGTCGATATGCACGGTCACGCGCCGCGGCGATTGCTTGAGCGCGTTATAGATGGCGAACCCATCGAAAACGAGGCCGCCGAGCGAGTTGATGCGCACCGAAATATCATCCGGCGCGGACGTGATCGCATTTACCAGCCACGCGGCTTCGAGGCCGTCGTCAGGGTCGCCGACGATCCCGTAGATCAGGATTTCCATGTGCTATTTTCCTTGCGGAGCCTGCTTCGCGGCCATGGCCTGGACGGAATTGCCGACCTGCGTGACGCGGCGCGGGTCGCAGTCGAAGATGAGCCCGGCCTTATCGACTTTCTTGGCCCAGCGTGCCCAAGCATCGAGCACCGCATCCGGGTTTTCGCCGCGCTCGCGGATTGCCTGCTCGGGATCCATCAGTCCGGCGCGCACCATGTCGCGGATCGCCGGGCCTTCGGTGGCGATATCGAGCATTTCGCGCCGCGGCGGGGTCCACTCCATCGTGCAGCCGTCGGTATTCTGCCCGAGGAGGCGAGCCGCGCGGAAAAACCATTCGCCGACGGGGACGCAGAACTGCGGAATGAGCATGTTCCACGTCCAGCTGTCGAGCTGGCGGTGATACTGGATGCGGCCGATCCGCCCGGACGAGAAATTGACGCCTTCGAGGTCGCCGAAGATGTCATAAGGCAGGTTCATGCCCGTCGCGAAGGTGCGGACCGAGATCTTGGTGAAATCGGCATAGCCCTCGACGCCGGGCGGGTTTGCGAACTTCACATCGGCGCCGATGGGAAGATCCTCGATCATGCCCGGTTCGATGAAATCGGTGCGATCGGTGCCGTCAGTGGCGTCGGCCGCCGCATCCTCGCCCTCAGCGCCGATCCTGAACACCGCCCACGAGCCGGCGATCTTCTGCCGGAGCAGCTGCCCGTCCTGATATTCGGCGAACTCGCGCATCGCCATGATCACGGGCGCGAACCAGCTCGCCCCGTGCTGCTGTCCCGGTCGATCCTGCCGGAAGACATGGGTGATATCGGCCGCCGGGACCGGCTTCGCAATCATCCCCTGCGCCGCGATCGCTCCCGGGTGATTCGGGAAGAGCCAGTAATATTGCCGGTTTCCGATCGCGTCGAACTGGATGCCCGACACGTACATGCCCTTCTCGAGCAGGCCGTTGCGATTGGTATCCAGATAATCGGGCTCGAGCATCTGGACTTGGAACGGGACCGGCAGGCCGTCCTTTGCAAAGCGCGGGCGATACCGCGCGAGCACGGCGCCGCTCTCAACGATCGTTCGGGCAGCCTGCAATTGGAGGCCGTACAAATTTTGCCGTCCGTCGGCATCGCATGCGGCCGTCTCGAAGTGCAGCTTGGCAAGTGCGGTGAGCGCTTCGTCGGGCTCACCATTGCGCATCACCTGAAAGGTGATGCCGGTGCCGACGAGGTCAGTCGCGATCGCGGAAACGGCGCGCTCGGCGTACGGATTGTTGCGCACCATGTCGCGCGCGGTGACCGCGAGCACCGATGCGGAGCCGAGCAATTCGTAGTTCGCGTCTTTGCTGGATCGGCGCCAGCCTTGCGAGCGCCGGCTAAAGGTCGCGCCGTCATACTGATTGCGCACGCTGCGCAACGCCGCGCGGCGCAGCTCTGCACGTTCGACCCGCACCAGCGCCTCGGCGCGTGCCGCCGCGCGGCGCGGCGCTACCGCGGCGAGCATCCGCCCCCACAGGCCAGCCATTAGCAGCCGTTCCTATATGGAGCGGTGCGCCGGCGGGGCCGACTGTCCGCCTGATTGGACGTAACCTGCCCCGCAATCAGCGCGCGCGCGCGCATCATCTCGTCCAGCGTCTGGAATCGGACGAGCCGCCCATCCGAATAGCGGGTTTCGAGGATGCCGCTCGCGATGTTGCGCGAGATGTTATCGAGGTCGGCTTGGGTGAATGCCATCAACGCCTCCCTCTCAGGTGATTGCCGACCGGGCGCCCGGTCAGCGGGTTGATCTTCGGTCGCTTGTTCGCGGCGGGCTGGCCCGGCGCCTTGGCGGGCGGCGGAGGCGCTGCGGTCGGTCGCGAAACGTCGATGCGGGTCGCCGGCTTTCGCGTGGCTGGCGATCGATCACCGGAAAGTTGCTGCCATTTGGCATCCGACCACCGGTCGGCGCCGAGAGAAATCGCAACGGCGCGCGCATAGACGGCATTGTCGAGCGCTTCATTGCGCTCCCTGATCTTATGCCACTCGCGGCGCACGCCGCCGGATCGGAGACGGATGAAGCGCAGTTCCTCGGCAACAAGCTGCTTCACCAGCTCGTCAGTCATTCCATCGGGCAAATAGACATAGCCGTCCGGGTACTCCTCGCCGTCGACCGGCTTTTCCATGCCGAGCTGCCCGAACAACTCCATTTTGAGCATCGATGTGCCGACGTTCCACAGCCTGACGCCCCGGCGGATCTTGCGGCCGCCGACGGTGACATCTTGCCAGGACGGAGAGCCGATCGCCTGCTGCGCCGCCAAGCTCTCCCGGCCTTTCACCGCCATCGCGAAGCCCGGGTGGCGGCGCGCCCAGCGGTAAACCTCCATCGTATTCTCGCCGTCGCCGGTATCGATTGCGACGCGCGCCAGGCGCATCGAGCGCCCGTCCACCGTTTCCCACTCGCGCGAAACCTCCGCGTCGAACTGCGTCCACGTCGCGTCTTCGGCGATCCGGCCGAACACCTCGATGCGCTCGACGAACGCACGCTTGCGGCCGGGGCCGAAGGCCCAAATGTCGAGATCGATGCGGCCGCCGCCGCCGCGCTGCACGTCAGCCGCTCCGATGAGAAGGCCGGCCCAATCTGGCGGGGTTCCGAGAGACATGCCCTTCTCCCGCCGATCATACAGGCGCTGCCACTCGGGGGCCTCGCCCTTCTCCTCCCATGTCTCGCCGAGCACCTGGTTGACGAAGGTGCGAAGCGCATTCGGATCCTTGCGGACATCGAGAAATTCGCGGGCGAGGCTAAGCCACGCAGCGCCGGGGAACTGGCTATATGCCGACCAGATATGGAAGGAGCGGTGATGTGGAAAGGCGCCGGGATTATGCGCGCGCCACTCGCCCTGTTCGTCCATCCAAGCCTTATAGGACTCGTCGATATCGCAGCCGTTTTCGCAGCGATACCAGGCCCGGGTCGGTTCGTGCCGCGGCTCCCATCGGATGCCGGCGCCGGTGCCGTCGCCAAAGACGAGGCGCTGCATCAACCCGCATTCGGGACACGGTACATAACGATGCTCCTGACTGCCTTGCAGGAACAGCGTTTCGATCCGGCTCATGCCCTTGACCTTCGGCGTCGAGCCGGCCGCGCTGAACGGCCGCGCCGAGGTCAGGTTGCGCTTGAACGCCAGGCGGGCGGGGTCGCCCTCCTCCCGCGATGACCACGGGTATCCGTCGCACTCCTCCAAGAACACGTCATCAGCGGTGACGCGCCGAAATTCCTTCGGGCTGTTGGCGCCCTTGATCTGGATCCAGCCGCCCTTGTAGCGCTTGGCCCGGATCTGGTTATCGCGATGCCGCGGCTTGAACTCCGCGACCGTGCGAACGATCGGCCATTGCAACACCGGGTCGAGATCGTCGCGGCTGAACTTCTCCGCGTCATCAATCGTCGGCTGGTAGATCAGCGAGCGAGCCGGATCGTACTTGATCCGATAGCCCATGAAGCATTGCAGGATGGTCGAATAGCCGATGCGGCTCGACTTCATCACCGACACCTGGGCGGTGATCGGATCGGTGAACGCGTCGGCCATTTCGCCCTGAAACGGCATCGGCCGGATGCGAGCACCTGTTTCATCGCGAGCGTGCTCGGTCATGAAGGCCGAAAGCTTCGGCTTGATCCGCGGCTTGAATGCCGCCAGCCACTCCCGAACCGCCGCCGCGATCGGCGCGCCGTTCACGCGCAAGCTACTCGCCGTCGGGGGCTTCTTCCTCCTCATCTATGCCCCCGCCCATTGCCTCCTCGACTTGGGTGATGCTCAGTCCTTCGAGGGCATCGTTGATTGCGGTCTCGATCCGCTGCCGAAGTTTCAGGTCACCCTTCGCGACCAACGCGGGAACCTGCTGGAGCCGCGAAACAGCCAGGGTGATCACGCCGACAACGGCAGTCGTCATGTCGGGCAGCGAGGCCAGTTCCTTGCGCCGCTCCGCATTGTCGAGCGCCTTGCCGTCGGCCTGCTCTTTCGCGAGCCGCGCGCGCTCAGCCTCAAGGTCAAGCCCGTCGCCCGCCGCATCGGTGCGCTCGAACCGCCTCAATTTGAAGGCGACGAACGCCTCGACGTACTCCTCAGCCGTCGCGCCAGGCCGCGGCAGGTCGCCGGCCTGCATCCGGTCGCGAACCCAGCTGTCCGACATGCCGACCAGCCACGCCACGTCCGCGCGGGTGAGCGTTTCGGTATCGATACCCAAAATGCCGGCTCCCGCTCGTCAAAAGTGGCAGAAAACCGCCAAAAACGGTGTCAAGGCGGCGGCAGCCTAGCGAAAACCGGTGGCTAGACATTTTCTGCGCCATTGCCCCCCGCATAGCGGCCGGGCCGGGAAGGACCCGCGCCGGGGGCGGGGTGGCGCGCAACAATGTTGCGCGGTCGCAACGAATGGCAAGCAGGTGCCGGGTGTTGCGCAATAATCTTGCGCCTCGATCTTCCCTCGCCGCGAAGGGATCACACGGCGAGGCGGCGGGCTGGGAGAGGATCAGCCGACCGGATTGGAGCCAGCGGCCGGGATCGAACCGACGCGCGTCCGCTCACAAGGCGGGTGCTCTACCTGCTGAGCTACACTGGCGTGATTTAGATACGCTTCGCCGCACCGCCGGCGCGCCATTGCGCCTATCGGTAGCGGCGGGGTCGATGCTGTCGGCTGATGCCCGCTCGATGCGCCCGCCGGCTGATCCTGCCAGCCGCTCGATCACGCCGCGGCGAACGCGGGTGCCGAAGATTTCCCCTTATGTACCGCATCCGTTCGCAGCATGAAAGTGGCAATCTTCAATCGCATGCGCCCATTGCCGATGACGATGACTGACTTGCCGTCATGGCCGACAACCTCGCCTTCAAGCCCGGTCGCCACACCCTCCACGATCCGCACAGCGCAGCCGATCGGGAATTGCTCGCGTTGCAGCTCCAGCCCGGTTTTCCGGCCGCGAGCCCGATCCTCGGCGGCGCGGAGCTCGGCAACCTCCAGATCGGCGATGACGGGAACGCGCGGGCCGACATGGAAGATGGAGAAAGCCGGATGCGGGCTAATCGGGTCGCGGAGCACGCGGAACAGGTCATTGATCTCCGCTGCATCCGCAAAGACGAACGTCGGCATGAGCGGCGCTTCCCGCTTCTCTCGCTTCGTCCGCCGCGGGATACGCCGCGACACCATCGCGATCGGCGTCCAGACCACGAACCCGGCGTCGGCGAGCGATTTCGCCAGCGGGATCGTCCGCCCCGCGCTGGTCCGCAAGATGCACCATTTCGCCACGTCGGTCATTTCTTCCCCCGCTTGCTCTCGATTTCGTCCAGCACGGCCGGGTCGACGCCCAGCCGGATATAATCTTCACGCGTCGGTGCGCGGCACGGCCGGTTCGGATCGGCATGCGTCGCAACAACCGCCGGCCGCGACGGGTCCGCGGCGCCGGTGGCCGCCGAATACCGGCCAACGCCGAACCGCTTGCAGATCGCGTCCACCTCGGCCGCCGTCACGCTCTCCTGCCCCGGCGCGGGCAGCGCATCCCGTGCGCCGGCATCGCGCTCAGCCGTCGCGCGCTGGTTGCGCCGCCGCCAAGCGAGATCGTCCCCGACTGCGCGCATGATGGCCGGCACGATCTTGGCCGGATGGTCGGCCTCGCTCATCGCCGTCTTGGCGCCGCGGCGCAGCAGATCGGCGGGCACCTCGGCGAGCGCGAGGCGCGCCGCTTCAAACCAGGTATCCTGCGCATCCAGCGTCATCCCGACCGGCGCAACGAGCTGGAGGCACGGCGTCAGGATCGAGATGAACTCGCAATCATCCGCGGGGGTGAGGTTCGTGATGTTCGCCAATGCCGCGACGCGCGAGGAAACGGCTGGCGGCGTCGACGGTCGGCCCCATTCCGCTTGCCGAGCCACCGCGCCCGTCGGTTCCTGCCACACGCTGCGATCCTCCATGTCGTCCATCACGCTTGTCCTGCTCGATCACCCAATTCGCCCATGCCGCCTGCCAGTCGGTTTTCCGGCCGATCCCATCCTTGTCCCGGGCGTTCTTCGCCCAGTTGCGGAAGGCCTCCATCGCGGCGCGCGCCCAGTCCCGGCCGCGGCGGTCGATCACCTCGCGGGCCACCGTGCCGTCAGCGAAGCGCTCGGGCTTCCAATCATCAGGCAATCGGAAAGGCCTGACCTTGCTGGCGCGCGTCCTCGGAGGTGGCGAAGCCACCGGAGAGGTGATGGTTCTTGACGGTTTGTCCGAAGCCGCTTCGGGGGTCGGCGTCGCTCCCTTCGGGGGTGAAGACTTTTCGGGGCGAAGCCGCTTCGGGGGTGAAACAGCTTCGGGGGTGGGGTGAACGATGTAGCGGCACCCCCTTCCCGGCACCTCCTCGCGGCTCAGATGCCCGGCCGCTACCAGCGCCTTAATCGACGCCTGCACGGTGCGGTCGCTCTTGCTGCACTTGGTTGCGAGCGTCGCCATCGACGGCCAGCACAGGCCCTCGTCGTTGGCGCAGTCGGCCAGCGCGAGCAGCACAAGCTTTTCGCTGTCGGGCAAGCGGATATCCCACACCCGCGTCATGATGCGGACGCTCATCGCCACCCCCATTCGCGCAGGATGCGGATCGGGCAGTCGAGGCTATTCACCAGCCCCCACGGGATGCCGATCGCCTCCAGATCATCGCGCCAAGTCACCTGATCGGGATCGAGCCTCGCCAGCCCCTCGCGCTTGCACTCGACGACGCCGACGCGCGGCGCGAGCTGGTCGATGATGATCAGATCCGGGAAGCCTGGCGACATGCCGTCTTTCTTGAGCGCGGCCACCTGCTTAATGCGCGCCATCGCGTTGCCGGCGAGATGGCTCCCGTTCGGCACGTGGACGGCGAAGCACCGGTGCATCGCGAACATGCGGATGGCGGCGCGCTGGATCGGGCGCTCGAGCAGCCTCACCCGCGGATGCCCCGGTTGAACAGCGGGTCGCGCTCTATCTGCGCACGCCAGCGGGTCGCCGCCGCGCGGGCGGCGCGCTCCTGATTCGCGGGACGCGACGCCCTGCGACGCGCGAGCGCTTCAAGGATCTGCGCATGCACAGGGGAGACGGCCGCCGCGGTGGGCGGCCGTCGAATGAACCGGGGGAGCCTCACACCAGCCCCAGCGCCTGGCGATACGTTTCGAGCAGCGCGTCAGCCTCGTCGCGGTGATGCTTCTCCATCTTCCGCAGGCGGATGATGGATTTCATCGTTTTCGCGTCGAACCCGGTCGACTTGGCCTCGGCGTAGACATCCTTGATGTCGTCGACGAAGGCCTGCTTTTCCTCCTCCAGACGCTCGATGCGCTCGATGAACTGGCGGAGCTGTTCGGCGGATACGTTGTCGGTCATGGTCAAATCTCCGGTGGTGGGGATCAGTCGAAGCGCATCGGCATCATCACGCCGAGCCAGGCGGTGTCGGCGGTGTTGCGGACGAGCATCGGCGCGGCGGCGTCGCCGAAATCGAGCACCACCTCGTCGCCGCCGGCCGCCGTCAGGATCGAGGTGAGGTATCCGCCGTTGAAGCCGATCTCGAAGCCCGCGCAGGTATGCTGGCACGGCACGGTCACGGCGGCGGTGAGGCCGAGGCCGACATATGCCGCCGAGACGGTGAGCTGGTCGGAGCCCGCGAAGGCGAGCTTAACCGCACGCCAGCCGCGCTCGTGGCCGGACACCGCCGCGACGGCGCGGCGCAACGCGGCGGGGCTAATCACACACTGGCGGTCGCGCTTCGCCGGGATGATGCGCTCGACATCGGGGAACATGCCGTCGATCGTCTTGCCCGAGATCTGGACCGACGCGGCGCGTTCCTCATAGGAGGCGCTGAACCGGAGCAGGTTTTTCCTGTCCGGCGCGGTCGACCCCACCTCGTTTGGCGGCGCGATGCGGCCGAGCACGATGCTGATACCGCCGTCCGCCGACTTCGCGAGATCGAGCAGCAGCCGGACGGCCTTGCGGGGGATGATCGCGCTTTCAAGCGTGCCGGCGGCGTCCGGCGTGGGAACGTCGACGCGGTACAGGATATGGCCGTTCGTGGCGTCAAAGCGGATCGCGCCGGCGATCGCCGACATGTGGACGCCATTGAGGTAATAGCGCGTCTCCTCAGTCGAGATCGCATCGGCGACCCGGGCGAGCGCAGCGATATGCTCGCGCGACAGTGTGGCCGTGAACTCCGGGTGGAGCTCGCGAACAGCGTCGAGCGGGAAGTCATCGGCCGGCAGCGTCGCGACCGTCATCGCCAGCGCGCCGGACGCGATGGAGACCTTGCCGCACTCTGCCGTCGGCGCCAGGCGGACCTCCTTGTCGCCGGCGGCCGACACCGCCGAGACGATTGCTTTCGGCGCCATCAGGGCGAAATCCGCCGCTGGCCCCGCCTCACGCTCGACCGACGCGGTGACCGAGAGGTCAAGGTCGGTGCCCGTCACCTCGAAGCGGCCGTTGGCATGCACGCGCACGGTTTCGAGGATCGGATGCGTATTTCGCCGCTCGATTACCTTGCTGGCAAGCGCGATCGCGCGCCGGAAATTCGCTGAGGTCGTCTGGATGGTCATTTCTCTCTCCTTCACTCGGTGGGGGCGGACGCCATGAAGTCCGCAAGGGTGGGGTCGCCCGCCGCGGGGCGGACAAATTCGGGGCGCAGGCCAACGGCCGCCGCCGCCGCGACCGCCATCGCGATCGGAAGGATGTGCTGGCCGGTGCTGAGTTGGGCGCGAAGGAGGTGGTTCGACCCATCCCGCGCGGCCAGTTCGCGCGCGCTGAGCAGCGCCTTGTCGTCGATCGGCGCGGAATCCTTCGCGAAGGATTGCTGGTAGCGATGGCGGGCCATCAGGCGGCCTCGCCAGCGAACAGGCCGGGTTGCGCCAGTTCCGCCTCGATCCGCCGGCAGGCCGTATCGAAATGCACCGGATCATGTTCGATGCCGACGAACCGCCGACCGAGGCCCAACGCCGCGACGCCGGTTGACCCGCTGCCCATGAACGGATCAACCACCACCGCGCCCGGGTCGGACGCGTTGATGACCATCTTCGCCATCAGGTCGATCGGCTTTTCCGTCGGGTGGCCGAACTCGCTGTCGCCCACCGCCCCGTCCCACACCCGCCGCTTCTGCGGGAGCGCCCCGCCGACGCCGAACGGGCGGCTCCAGCCGTGCCAGTAATATTCCAGCTCGGGCTGGTAGTGCCGGTTCGCCACCGGCATCGGGTTCGTCTTCCGCCAAAAGCACATGGCGTTGCGCTCAAGGCCGGAGCGGCGAAACCACTCGGCGATCTCGAACACCTGGTCGAAGTGGAAGAATACCGCGACGCTGGTGGCGCCAGCCTCGACTGCAGCGGACAGCACCTCGATGTCGAAGCCCTGATCAAGGCCGGCCGCCGCGATCTCTTTGAGGTACGGGCGGTGCCCGCGCAGCGCGCCGCCGCCCGAGGTGGAAAACTTGTACGGCGGATCGGTGATCACCGCGTCGACATGGCCGACGACCGGCATGATCTCGGACGCGTCGCCGAGATAGAGGCGCGCGTTGCCGATCACCTCGATCCGCTGCGCGCGCAAGCTTCCGATCGCGGAAGCCGGGTTGCCGGCCGCCGCGCCCTTATTCACGTCCATCTCGTCACTCCCCCGGGGCGCCGCCCGGCTCGCTCAAGCCTTCAAATTGACCGCGCGGGGTGCGCGCAGTCGGTTGATTTCGTCGATCCAGTTGCCGGTGATGTGGTGGACGATGCGAACTGCATCCTCCATTGCCAGCAGCTCCGAATGCGTCTTGGCAGTGCCGCCGGGGCTGTCCGGGCTCTCGGCCTCGGCAACCAGGTGCAGCAGCGTCGCGATCGGCAACGTGCCGTGATCATCGACCACCGCGGCGTCTTTCGCCACGATCCGGCGGTCGTACAGGTCCGCGATGTCGTCGAGCGCGGTCGGGCACGCGCCGAGGGCGTCCCACAGGCGCTTCGGATCCGGTCGCTGCGCGACGCCGCCGAAAATGTTGCGAAGCCCCTTCGGCGTCAGGTCCATGATGTAGGCCAGCGCTCGCGCCCCTACCCTCCTCTGCGCGCGCGCAAGGCCGGCGACCATCGCGTTGCGGAAGTCTTCGTCCGCGACCGGGCTCGCGGGAGGAACGACACTATCGTGCTGCACGGGATACCTCGGCGTCATGGAAAGGGATGGAATCGCTGTTTGCCGCCGCCGGGATCTCCGCGCGGAACGGGCAGTCGCCGAATGGACAGGTGCGCACGTCCGGGTGCCACGCGGTGGTGGAGCAGCGGGCGCAGGTTTTCGACCAGACGGAGCTGCGGGCGTCATCGGCACCGGCGACGGGGCGGCCGATATCAGTGACGGCGCACATCATGCGGCTGCCTGCCCAAGCGGCCAGACGACATCGTCGGCAGAGATCTCGTACCCCGCCCCGCGGGCGCGCTCGATGACGAGCGGCTGCTCCGCCGCCGGGATACGCCCGGCCGCCTTCCAGCTCTGGACGGTCGATGGCGGCTTGCCGAGCAATTCCGCCATCGCGCGGGTGCCGCCGAGTTTCGTGAAGAGGTCTGCGCCGTGAGCCATGGCGAAAATTCGTACGATCTTTTCGCACATCAATCAACGGGTTTTTCGCACAGACACAGCGCGAAAAATTCGTTCTATAGCGCCATGGAGCCCGTCACAGAGCGACTGAAGCGTTTGCGCGAGAGCGCCGTGCCGAAGCTGTCGGTGCGGAAGATGGCCGATGCCCTCGAAATGGCTCCATCGACTTACGCCACGTACGAGACCGACAAGAAGTACAAGAAGCCGATCCTTCCGCTTGATCTGACCAAAAAGATCGCGGAAGTGTTGGTGCCACGGGGAGTTGATCGTGGCGAAATATTTACACTCGCAGGGGTTACCGGGGAGCTTAACGTTCAACAGCTTCAGAAACCGGGAAATGATGAAGATAGCAGCGAGTGGGTCGAAGTGACGGGGTCCGTGGCGGCTGGTGTGTTTCGAGCGCAGTCAGAATGGGCCGCAAGCGAGCGCTACGATGTGAGGTTCGGGCCGTCGAAGGTTCCAGGCGCGAAGCGCTTCGGTGTCCGAATGGATGGCCTGTCGATGAACCGGACGATCCCGCCTGGGGCGGATCTTGAGTGTATGTGGATCAAGTTCTCCTCGGTCGAGCCAAAGGCCGGAGATCTCGTCATCGTCGAGCGCACCGCGCATGACCTTACCGAGATGACTTGCAAGCGCCTCGATCAAGAGGAAGGCGAGTGGGTGCTGCGCTGCGAGTCCTTCGAACCGGAGTTTCAGGAGCCGATCCGCATCCCCAACCTTTCGCCCGAGAGCATCGTCGACGACGAGATCCGAATCGTCGGGATTGTCCTGTCCGCGAAGATTGATCTGGCGCCGGCGGGCCTAAGCCAGCGGAGATATCGCGTCCGATAAATTCGCGTCTGTGCGAAAAACTCGTTGACACGTACGAAATAGTCGCACATTTTCCCATCATTCTTTGATGGGGAAAACAATGACCCGTACCCATAGCAGTCCCGGGGTTTCTCGCGCTCAGCAGAGCGACAGGCGCCGCGCAGCGTGGTCGACGCCCGTCGATCGCGCCGATGGCGTGTGGGCTGAGCCGATGCGCACCCGGCGCCAGCTCGCGCTCGACTGGATTCTCGCCTTTGGCATCAGCATCATCCTGTGGTCGCTGATCGCGCTGGCCGGCTGGGCCGTGCTCACCACGGTCAAGGCGATCGCGTCGTGATCCCGCTCGCCCTTCTCCTCGGCGTGTCCGTCTTCGCGCTGGCCGAGGCCGCCGCTGCAGTCGCGGAGCGCGTCTTTTGAGCGGCCTCGACCCCGACGCCATGACGCCGGTCGGCCGCCAGCCGGCCTTGCGCGTCTACACGCCGTCGAACCCGAACCCGTGGCACGGCAGCATCATCGGCGGGCGCGAGGAAAACAGCGCGATCGTCGGCGGTGAGCGCTTCACCTACGAGCAGACCCGCACGCTCGAGGAAATGGGGATCGACCCGGCCACCGTCGAGGTGATCACCGTCAAGCGCCAGGCGACGGCGAAGGAATGGGGCAACCCGGACCTCGGGTGCCTGCCGGACGTGTTCGCCTTCGAGTGCCCGGTGCTCGCCCGCCGCGCCGACGGGAAGGTCAAGGTCATCTCGCCGATCGGCAACAAGAACTGGATCGAGGCCACCGGGTGGACCTCGCCGCCTCGGAAATATCCATATCGGGGGTTTTACTGATGAATTCGCACGCCGAGGCGCGCCATTTCACCGAGCGCACCACCGCAGAGCAGCGCGAGATCTACGAGCGCGCAAAAAGCCCCCGTGTCCGATCGTCGAAACGCGAGGTTCGCAATCCGTTGCTCGCGCTGGCTGGCGTCGCTGCCCTGCGCTCACTGCCGATCGAGGTTCGTCAGCAGCTCGCCGATGCTGCGCGGGCGATCCAAGCGGACGCGCGCGACCGCGCCGACAAGTGCTGGCGCAAGCACAAAGCACCGATGGCCGCCTACTGGAAAGCGGTTGGCGTCTACGCCGGGCATTTCGCCCGCGCCATCAAGGATCCGAACAATGGCTGATTGGGCCGACGAAGCCGTCGCGATCTCCCAATTGCATTTGGAGACGAGCCTGCGCGCCGCGCGCCAGCCGGTGCCCGCCGGCGCGCCGGGGACCTGCGAGAATTGCGACGAGCATTCGCTGCGCCTGGTCGGCGGGCTTTGCGCGCCGTGCCGCGCGCCGCGGAGGCGGCACCGGTGAAGCGCGCCGCCGAAATCCTCGCCGTGCTGCTCGCGCTGGCCTTCCTCGCGCTCGGCCTCTGGCTGGAGGTGCAGGACGCGCCGCCGCCGGGCACCCGTTTCGAACTGGAATCCCCCCATGGCTGAGAACAGCAAAATCGAGTGGACCGACCACACCTTCAACCCGTGGATCGGCTGCACGCGCATCGGCCCGGGCTGCGACCATTGCTATGCCGCCGACCTGTCGAAGGCGCGGCTGGGCGTGGAATGGGGCTCAGGCGCGCCGCGCCGCCGGACTGCGGCGGCGACGTGGAAGCAGCCGCGGCGTTGGAACAACCGGGCGGCGAAGCTCGGCATCCGCTATCGCGTGTTCTGCGCCTCGCTGGCCGACGTGTTCGATAACGAGGTCGATCCCGCGTGGCGGGCCGACCTGTTCGCACTGATCCGTGAGACGCCGCACCTTGACTGGCTGCTGGTGACGAAGCGCATCGGCAATGCGGAGAAGATGGCCGAGGCCGCCGGCGGCTGGCCGGGCAACGTCTGGCTGGGCGCGACGATCGTCAATCAGGCCGAAGCCGACCGGGATATCCCCAAGCTGCTCACCATCAAGGGGCCTCGGTACGTCTTCCTGTCGATGGAGCCGCTGTTGGGCCCGGTCGATCTGACCGCGCTCACGCTCACGACGTGCACGGACAAGTTCGACGCGCTGGAAGGCATGGGCTGGGGCATGAACCCCAAGAGCTATGGCGGCGGCAGGCTCTATCACGGCGCCACAAAGTCCCCGTATCGCAAACTCGATTGGGTGATCGTCGGCGGCGAGAGCGGGCATCATGCCCGACCGATGCACCCGGATTGGGCGCGCTCGCTCCGTGACCAGTGCGCCGCCGCCGGAGTGCCGTTCCTGTTTAAGCAGTGGGGCGAGTGGATCCCCGCGCTCGATCGCGAGCGGGCCGATCCCGATTGGCGCGCTGACTACACCAACACCTATGCCGATCGCGGTAAGACGCAGTGGCTCAACCTCGCCGGCGGCCGAGGCTTTCACGGCGAGCGCTTCCACGTCATGCAACGCGTCGGCAAGAAAGCCGCCGGCCGACTGCTCGACGGTGTGCAGCACGATGGGGTGCCGGCATGAGCGCGGCACGAGAGATCGCGGCGAAGCTGAGTGCGGCGGGGCGGGAATAATGGCGGTAGAGATCATCCCCGGCGATTGCCGTAACGTGCTGCCGACTCTTGATGCAGGATCGGTTCATTGCTGCGTTACCTCGCCGCCGTACTTCGGCTTGCGCGATTATGGCGTCGCAGATCAGATCGGCCTCGAGCCGACCCCCGATGAGTTCATCGAGCAGATGGTCGCGGTGTTTCGCGAGGTTCGTCGCGTCCTGCGCGATGACGGTACGCTCTGGCTGAATATCGGCGATAGCTATGCGGCCAGCGGGCGCGGTGGCAACCCCGAAGACAGCCAGCATCAAAAGCAGGCGAGCAATCGCGGGTCGCGTTCGTTCTTCCATAATCAGATGGTCGCCAATGGGCTGATCGGGCGAAAATGGGTGAAGCCGCCGACGGGATATAAGCCGAAAGACCTGATCGGCATTCCGTGGATGCTGGCCTTCGCTCTCCGCGCCGACGGCTGGTATCTCCGGCAGGATATCATCTGGTCGAAGCCGAACCCGATGCCGGAATCGGTGCGCGATCGCTGCACCAAGGCGCACGAATATCTGTTCCTGCTGAGCAAGGGGCCGCGCTACTATTACGATGCTGCGGCGGTCGCCGAAGGGCTTGCCGAAGCCAGCATTTCCCGCCTCGCTCAGAACGTGGAGGGCCAGCGCGGATCTGACCGAGTTCCTGGAAAGACGAACGGTGCGATGAAGGCCGTTGGTGGCCGCCGCCGGGGCGTTCCCCCGCGCCATGCCCAATATCCCGACAGCAGCGACCAAAGAGGGCTCGATGATGTTGGCCGCGGCGGGCAGCGCAACAAGCGGTCGGTCTGGACGATCCCGACGCAGCCGTTTTCGGAGGCGCACTTCGCGACGTTCCCGCCGGCGCTAGTCGAGCCCTGCATTCTCGCCGGCTGTCCGTCCGGCGGCACCGTGCTTGATCCGTTCGGCGGTGCCGGGACAACGGGCCTCGTCGCCGATCGACTCCAGCGCAACGCTGTCCTGATCGAGCTCAACCCCGAATACGCAGACATCGCGCGGCGTCGCATCGACGGCGATCGTGGCGGCCTGCTCAACGCGATGGAGGCGGCATGAGCGCGGCAACCGGCTTCCTCGCGGCCACGCTCGCCTTCACCCCGATTCACGTCGACGGCCTGTTCATCGACGGGTTTGCGGGCGGCGGCGGGGCCAGCACCGGCATTGAGCAGGCAATCGGCCGTAGCGTCGATATCGCCGTCAATCACAGCCCGACCGCGATCGCGATCCACAAGGCGAACCATCCCGGCACGACGCATTATTGCCAGGACATCAAGGCGCTGTGGCCGCTCGCCGCAACCAAGATGCGGCCCGTCGCTGGCGCCTGGTTCTCGCCGGATTGCAAGGAATTCAGCAAGGCGAAGGGTGGCCCGGTCAAGGATCGCAGCATTCGCGCGCTTTGCTGGGAAGTCATTCACTGGCTCAAGGAAACCCGGCCGACTTGCGGCTATCTCGAAAACGTCGAGGAGTTCGAATACGCCGCGCCGCTCGATGACGCCGGCCGCCCGATCGCGGGCCAAGAAGGGCGCGAGTTCAAGCGGTTCGTGCGTGCGATCCGGGGGCTCGGCTACCGGGTGCAGTGGCGCGTCCTCAGGGCCTGCGACTATGGCGCGCCGACCAGCCGGAAGCGGCTCTACATGGTCATGCGCTGCGATGGCCTGCCGATCGTCTGGCCGAAGCCGACGCATGGCGACCCCAATTCGCCGGGCGTGCGCAGCGGCAAGCTGCTGCCGTATCGCACCGCCGCCGAATGCATCGACTGGTCTATACCATGCCCGTCGATCTTCGATCGTGCCCGCGAGCTGGCGGACGCTACCAAGCGCCGGATCGCGCATGGTGTGATGCGGTATGTGGTCAATGCGGCCAAGCCGTTCATTGTGAACCGCGACGGCGTTGACCATCGCGTCGTTGGGTCGCCGTTCGTCACCTATGGCCAGCATGGCGGCGCAAATCGCCCGGTCGATGTGCCGCACCATACCGTTGCCGCATCCAAGAAGGATACGAACGGCGTTGCCGAGGTGGTGCTCGCGCCGCACATCACCAAGTTCCGCACCGGCAGCGTCGGCTCGCCGATGGACAAGGAAATGCCCACGGTGACCGCCAATGGCGAACCGGCACGGCCCGCCGGCGCGACGCCGCTCGGCATGGTCGCCGCGACCATGATCCAGACCGGGTATGGCGAGCGCTCCGGGCAAGCGCCGCGCTCGCTCGATATCCAGAAGCCGCTGGGGACGATGGTCGCTGGCGCCTGCAAGCACGCCGCGGTCACCGCGTTCCTGTCGAGCTTCTACGGCAGCGATAAGACCGGCGCAGGCGGTGACCCCGAGCAGCCGTTGCGTACTGTGCGCGCCAACGGCCAGCATCATGCGGTCGTCGCCGCGCATCTGGAGCAGGCGAACGGCGGGCCGCGCAACCGCAACAGCGCCGGCCGTGACGCGCGCCGACCTCTTTCGACCGCCACGACGACGGGATCGCAACAGCGGATTGTCGAGACGACGCTGCTCGAGGAAGGCGCTCTGCCGCCGGAAATGATGGAACGCGCCGTCCGCACCGCCGCATTCCTCGTCAAATATTACGCCACCAACGGTGAGAACGAAGCGAGCCAGGTGCAAGCGGTCGATCGGCCGCTGGACACGGTTACCACGCTGGCGCGCTTCGCAGTGGTGACCGTCACGATCGATGCGCGCGCCTATGTGATCGTTGATATCGGCCTGCGCATGCTCAAGCCGCGCGAGCTCGCCCGGGCGCAGGGCTTCCCCGACAGCTACGTGCTCGATCCCGTCGTGCGGAAATTACTGCGCGGCAAGTGGGTCGAGCGCCCCCTGACCATCGCCGAGCAGATCAACGCGATCGGCAACAGCGTGTGCCCGCCCGTGGCTCGCGCGCTGGTCGCGGCCAATCAGCCGAGCGCCCAGCCTTTGAGGAAAGCAGCATGAGCGCGCGCCTGTCCACCGCTCCGATCTCCTTTGCGGATGCCGCCGCATTCGTGAAGCTACACCACCGGCATCATACGCCGCCGGTCGGTCACAAATTCAGCATCGCCGCGGTCCAACATGACGAGATCGTCGGCGTGGTGATCGTTGGCCGCCCGGTCAGCCGCCGTCGCGATGACGGGCGCACGCTCGAGGTGACGCGCCTGTGCACCACGGGCAGCAAGAACGCTTGCTCGTTCCTCTACGGCGCAGCTGCGCGGGCGACCTTCGCGCTCGGATATCGCCGGCTGGGGACCTACACGCTCAAGAGCGAGCCCGGCACGTCCTTGCGCGCCGCTGGCTGGAAACTGGTCGCTGAAACGCCGGGGAAGAGCTGGTCTGTCCCGACCCGGCCGCGCGCCGACAAGCATCCGATCGAGCCGAAACTACTGTGGGAGATTGCAGCGTGACTGCCGCCGCTAAGATCCGGGTCCCGACCAAGGCGGAGATCGAGCGCCTCGTCACCGCGGCGATCACCGCCGCGCGCGCTTGTGGGATCGACGTCGCCGGGTTCGAGATGCAGCCCGACGGCGTGATTCGCATCATGGAGCCGCGCGGGGTGAGCCGCGTGGAGAACGACTTCGATCGATGGGCGGATAAGCTCTGA